AATTTCCAGCAAAGCCCAGTATCAATAAGATACTGCCAAGCCTCAATCTGTTCCTCTTCACTTGCACTTTCACCTTCGCAAAAGCCTTCCGCTATTGCACAAGCTCTGTAATTGTCCATTTCTACTTTAGCCATTGTTCTGTCCTTTCATTCTTTACTTTCATATGAATAACCTGCTACATTAGCGATAGATATGCCATAACTACAAGCCATAGCATATTGATTATCGTGATACTGTTAAACAATCGCATAGTATGTTCTCCAATAACAAATCGTCAAATATACTTATTTCGCTGCTCGTATGATACTTTGTATCATCGTAAAACATTGAATTAGCTACCTCTATTATTAGTTGTGTTGTAATATCCATTATTGTTTTCCCTTTTTCTCTTTTTTCTCTTGATTACACTTAAAGTATAACACATTATCGACAGTAATGCAAGTTAAAAACAGTTAAAAATAAAATATATCTTTGCATAACAGCGTAGCTTGTATGTTTTGTTTCAAAACATCTTATTGAAATGTTAAGTGATTAGTGAACAAGATATGGGTATATAAGAGGATAAGCAATAATCAGTACAGATGACATAACAAGTGTATGTTATACAGTTGATATAACTGGTATAATTGGTGATGATGACCACACCCCACCCAACCACTACAACCCCCCTAACCCATACAAGCTGTAATTAGTATATCGGACGTAACCCGCAGCCGTTAATTAACTATATAACAAACTTAGGGGTAAGCCCTGCTGTTAGATAGATAGTGAACAACCTTCCTATTATATCAATCATAACGATTGTAGCGATGGGGTGGGGTAGGGAGGATACAGTATAAGCATGTAGGGGTGGTAAATAGACACCAAAATCTATAATATACTTTTTCAACAAATTTCTATCTATAACGTCCGATTCCGTAGATAGTTTATACAAATAAACCCTATAATATTATATTTTATTGCACCATATTTTGTCATAATATAGGGCTTAATAAAATGACCGATTTGCTTGTATGTTATATATCCACTTAATATAATTAATCTCAAATCAAAATATAGTTATATTTAACTTTTACACAATGATTTTATTTATGTAGAAGGGGTTTTATTTATGTCAAGGGTATCGTTTTAAGTCTAATAATACAGTTTAGAATGTTCTTGACAGAATAATCCTATAACCTACCAATATATAGTAAGTTATATCAAGTGTCAAGACAACTATAGGAATATATAGTCCGATATATGTTTTTAGACAATAAAAAAATAAAATTTATTAAAGATTTTTTATTCCTTATACGACAAATATTTATGTAATTATAGTCCGATTTATATTTATTTTATTTTGCAAAAACCCCCCTCGTTTCGGAATAGATATAGAGGGGTAATAGTTATTTATAATATAGGTTTGGAAAGATACGGTGGCTATCCCATAGCCGCCACCGTAATCGCTAAAGCGATTGATAAACAAAGTTAATACTATAATCTGTATCCCTAAGTGCCTTAATGAACAAAGTTGTAATGGCACTAAGTATATAGAATGTTGTAGCAATACCAAGGTCTAATTTAATTGGGAGGCAGAGAAATGAAAGAATTTGAAAAGTGGTGGAAAGAAGATTATTCCAAACGGAAATTTTGGGAAACTGAACCACCCTCTTGTATTGCGGAGTGTGCTTGGAAAGCAGCATTGGAATGGTTTTTGGCCAGTCTCAAAGCCGCAAGGGATGGTTTTGACCTCGGCCTTTACGATACAATAAATAAGGAATTAGGGGAGAAATAAAATCGCACATCCGAGAAAAAATGAGGGAGAAGTTCTTTTATTAGTAGTTAAGGATTTAATTGCTAATAACCAGAACATTTCAGATGTGGGTACTATTATTGGCGTTCTTGGAGAGGATAGTCTAAAATGGTTAGAGGGGTTAAAAAAAGAATGTTTGTCTGTAGAGGAGTTTCTTGAAGTTGCTAAACAGAGGGCAGATATATCCTTGGTGTCTGCTGCTGTCAAGACGGCTATGGGGTATAGTTATCAGGAGATTGACCAGAGTTTTATAAGAGTACCTGCCGGTTATGATGATGCTGGTGTTCCTAAAATGCGGGAAGTGCCCAGCAGTAAAAAGGTTAAGACCAAGAGAGCTTTACCTAATGAGGCACTCTTGCGGTTTATTCTTAAATGTCGCCTCCCAGAGTACTTTACAGATACCCAGAGAATTGAAATAAATAAAAAGACTATTGAAATTAAAGAAATCGCCCAGAAGGAGATTGAGGATTTTGGGCATAAATTGTTAGAATCAATAAAAAATGAAAATCAAAATTCCAGATAATCCCAAAGATTTTTATGGTTTGATACCAACAGACCCCAGGGAGAATATAGATTTTCGTATAAATCTCCATAAAATGCTGGCTGTAGACCCTAAGGCACAGGCAGTATTTATGGAGTTATGCCGTCAGTATACGCCTATTTTCTTTAGTTCGGTGGCTTGGACTTATAATCCCTGGACGAGATTAAATCATCCCTTTATCCTTAGACCTGCCCAAATACCTGCTGTAGAGGTTTTAGATTGGTGTATAGAAGTAGGGCACGATGCTGGGATTAATAAAAGTCGTGAAGAGGGGGCGTCTGAGATTTCCTGCAAGTTATTTGCAGCGAAGATACTATTATATGAATACGTGAACTTTATTGTGGGTTCACGAAAGAAGGAATTGGTGGATAATCATGGAGATTATTATACCTTGTTTGCTAAGGTGGATAGTGTCTTTAATTGTTTGCCATCATGGTGGTTAAAACTTTGCGGTTATAACCCAAAGGTAAACCGTAAAGATATGTTGTTGACAATACCGTTAAACAGTTCTTCAATAGTAGGAGAGACTACAAATGAAAGTTTTTCTGCTGGAAGTCGTGCTACGGCATTGTTATTGGATGAGTTCGGGCGTGTGGATTCAGCTACAGCTACTGCAATAGAGGGATCGGTACATGACGTGTCCAACTGTATAATATATAGTAGTACTCATTGGCTTGGTTCGGGGCATTGCTTCAATCAAGCTCTCAGCAAAGAAACCACAAAAGTTGTCGAACTCATCTGGCATCAAAACCCCACCAAGAATCAGGGACTTTATACGAGTCCTTCGCCTGGTGAGATTGAATTGATAGACGTGGATTACTATAAACAAAAATATCCAGAAGTATTAGAATATGTAGTATAGGGGACAGATTAATGAAAAAGATTATTAAATGGATAAAGTCTTTTTTTATAAAGCCTAAGTTAAAGTTTCCACTTAATCTAACTATAGATGATTTGCGAAAAGTTCTTGAAGAAACTGTAGACAACTACTGTGGTGTAAACTTAGATAAACCTAAACAATATTGGGTGATTTTTTGTGAAGATATACCATATAAGTTTTCTTTCCTTCTTTTTGACGAATGTGGACATGCTACGGCAGAATATACTATAATTGAGTTGTTGGATAATCTTACGCAAACACCAAGTTTGTGCTGGGATAGAATTGTGGGAAAGTTACGCAGCATTGAGTTTAAGCGAGATTATGACAATTAAAATAAACTACGAGGCTTTACCTGATGAATTAAAGAAACGCTTTGTTGCCGATGGTTGTAAGAATTTGCCTGGGAAGTTTCGTAGTCCATGGCACGATTATCAAGAATTGCGGCGAAAAGGTAATAGGCGAGACTTTGTATCAAATGTGTGGGCTACCCCGATGGGGGCGAGTGATACTCCCTTTGACCACGAAGTGCTTAATCAAATTAAAGAGAAATATATTCGTGAGTCTGATTATAGGGGAGAACTACTGATTTCCCAATATTCCAATGGTATGATGAATACTGATAGTATACGATTTACACTCGGTGTAGTGGGAAGATTACAGTGGTGGGGTAAGTTACCGTTTGGCAGGCCGGAGCAACGACATAACTACATTATTGCGGTTGACCCATCATATGGTTTAGGTTCTGCTAACTCTGCTATAATGATATATGATAGGAATACCTATGAACAGGTGGGGGCGTGGGCAGACGCAAACACTAAACCGGAAACATTATCTGATATAACTGTAGGTATGGCTTATTGGTGTGGTGGAATTAGACCCACTTATATTATTTGGGATGCTGGTGGTGGTTGTGGTTCAATGTTTACTAACCGTCTTGTATTCCACCGATACCCTTATATTTATACTCAGCGTAGGGAGGACTCCAAAACCCGTAAACAAGTTAAGAAATGGGGTTGGATTGGACACGCAAAAGCTAAAGATGCTTTGTTAGGCGAGCTTGCAATAGCGTTGAGTGGCGGTCTTACTGATAATATCGAGGAGTACAAATCAATTATAATTCACGATAAAGATTTATTGGATGAGTTATTTGATTATGTATTTAGAGATAGTGGGGTTGGTGCAGTAGTTTCTAAGAAAGCTGATTTGAGTACCGGTGCTTTGGAAAGGCATGGTGATAGGGTTATAGCCGCTGGGTTGGCTGTGTTAGCTTGCAAAGAGCAAATAAAAGGTAATTGGGAGAAAGCAGAGAATCCACCTGTTAATAGTTTTCAAAGAAGGTTTAATGATGTCAATAAAAAATTAGAAAAAGAGAAGAGTGGATTTGAAATTAGAAAATTTTTATTTTAATAGTTAAAATTTTTTATCGGGAAAGTTTGATACATGCCTAAAAACACAAATGATTACTTATATAATAAACAAGGAGGAGAGGACAACAGATTTGAGAAAAGGGTGCAACGTCTGACAAGGGCATGGCAAAAACGGCAGGAGACTGCTTTGGAAAAACGACAAAGACTTCTTGCATTATGGGCAAGTGGGTTCTTTGATTCAAAGTATAGTCGTCAACATTTGATAAACCTCATTGACCGAGGGGTCTTTACCATAGTTCCATATCTTGTGGAAGGCAACCCCAAAATTCTTGTTGAGACAAAAATAGCAAATTGTAGGCCTTGGGCGTTTACCACACAGTTAGCACTAAATTTTATTCTTGATAAAATGAAGTTTGCAGAGAGGACATTGATTCCCGCTGCTATAAATTCTATGTTTGGTGCGGGTATTACCCGAACCTTTACTGAGTATGACAGAATTATAAATCTTGATGATAATATCATAAAATATGGTAACAGTGTAATACGGGTTATTGATGATGCCGATTACATAGGAGATGTTGCGGCCAAAACTCGTGATGATTTTATTATCGAAGGAGATATTTATAAACTTCCTACAGAGTATGCTAAAGATTTGTATTCTAAATATGCGGATGATATATCTTCTGATTGTAAACTGACAAGTGATTACCAACCCGAAAAGATTTCAAATGGTGAGTGGGATATAAATAGATTGTCTTTAAGAGAGTATACTTCTTTTATAGATTTATATTTATATGATGAGGGGATT